GGTAGTTGTTCACGGCCCCGATCATGACATCGAGCAGCCGCTTCTCCTTGTTCAGGCCGATCACTTCGCCCACGCGGGCGGCGCGATCGAGCACCAGCCCGGTGCGGTCGAAGAAGATGGCCTCCTTCGTGACCGGGATAATCATGCCGCGCTTGATCGTGTCCGGCGTCTGGACGTACTCTTCCCCGAAACCGAACGTCGGGAAGTCCTGGGCTTCGCGCACGGTCAACGGGTCGCTGCCAGGATCGGCGGCCATGCCGACGCCCGGAATCTTCTCGCCGCTGAATCGCGTCGGGCGATTGGGCACGAGCCGCGAGGCCACGTACTCCTCCGCCTGGTAGGACGCCAGCACGGAGCTAATCACAAGCTGCCCCGTGATGCCCGCAAACGCGGTCGAATCGACGGCCGACATGGCCTCGGTCACGCCGCGCGGGTCGAACAGGTCATTAACGCCACGGTAGCCGATCGGCTCGCCGCCCACGGTAATCAGCTCCTCGGCCAAATCACGGAGCGAAAACTCCGAAGCCTGCACGCCGCCCGGCTCGCCGGTTCGGCCCGCGTCGAGCGATTCCCGCAACTCGGCCCGGCATCGCGCCGGGTCCAGCCGCATCAGGCGGCCGATGTTTCTTGCCTTGATCATTTCGTATACCTCGTGAAAGTGGGGTTCAAAAACGGGAAGTCACCCGCGCTAGAGTTGGGGTCAGCCCGAAACGCCGGCGGCCAAGCCCTCCATGACGGTGGAGCGGATGCGGACCAAGACGGCCGTGACGGCGCTTGCCTCCGGCTGGCAGCAACGGCCGATCGAGGCGTACTCGCCGTCAACCGCAACCACCTTCTGGTCTTCCAACCCATCGCCGTCGGTGTTCTCGACGGCTCCGATGAGATCGCCAAGGTCGAACGTCGCGGACGCACACGGAAACTCGAAGTCGCCGGCGGTGGCGATGCCGATGTCGTCCGTGTCGCCGTTGGCGGATGCCGCTAGGGCAACGCCCAAGAAGTTGTCGTGGAACTCCATCTGGTTGGCCAAGAGGTTGCCCTCGTCTGCCTGGTCGCTTGCCGGCTTGGGCGCTTTGGTCGATGCGTCCAGATACAGCAGGTCTCCGATCTCAATGACGGTGGCCGACGCCGGAGCGGCAAACACCGGCTTGGTGTCGCCGCGGCGGTAACGCAATCTGTTGCTCATGATTCCCTCGCAAAAAACGGTTATTGGTTTGCAGTCGGTCTAGTCTTCCATGGACGCGCGAATCAGCCTCGCAACGAAGCGGCGAAGGCGGCCTTCTCGGGAAACGCGCCCCCGGCGTGCTGGCTGTGCGAAATGGGCCGCGTGCCGTTGGCCGTGGCGATGCCAACGAGCTGCTTGCGGTCCTCGATCAGCCCGGCCCGCTTGTCCTCCGGGGCCGTCTGAAGCGACTCCATGAACAGGTCGGACACGACCGTCTTGTTGGTCGGATCGAGCCCGGCGGCTTGCAGGGCCTCCGCGATTGCGGCGTCCCGCTTGCGGATCGTCTCGGCCTCGGTCAGGGTGGCAAGCTGCTCTTGCAGCGGCTTGGTGATGGCCTCGATCAGGTCGGGGCGCTCCTTGGTCAGCTCCTCGGTGGTCAGCGTTTTGAAGTCCATGGACTCCTCCGTTTCGGTGTTGGTGGTTGCGGAAGCATCGCCGGCAGCAGGCTCGGCGAGTGCGGTAAGTTCGGCCTCCCAGTCCGCAAGGACGGAGAGCACGCGGGCCTTCTTGTCGGCGAGCGCCGGAAAGGCTTTCTCGTCATCCCAGACGGCCTGGTGAATCAGGTCCATGGCCGTGCTGTTGACCTTGCGCATTGCGGCGGCCTGGGCGTCGGCTTGCATCTTGTCGCCGATCTCGCCCTCGAAGAGCCCGGCCGTTGTTGCCGGGTCGGCCACGAGATCAACGCTGCGCACGGACAGGATTTCCTCCACGACGGCCTTGCCGTTGCGGCGAGACAGGCGGCCCTCGGCGTCGTGCGAGAGACCGACGTTGCCCGGCGCGTTCTCGGCGTCCCATGCGAGTTGCTCCGCAAGGGCGTGCTTCGGGTTGAACTTCAGGTCCGCGAAGATTCCGCCCTCGCGCACTTGCGCGTTTTCGAGCTTGCCGATTCGGTCGCCGTAGCCGCGGCTCTGTCCCCTCCCGACGTGGTTGACGTTGACGCGGACGCCCTCGTACAGCCCCACGCTTTTGCGTAAGGCTTCCTGGGTGTACTCGCGGCCGTTGCGGGAGAGCGCACCCAAGACCTTGACGCCGCGGATCACGCCGGCCTCGCGGTCAACGGCGAGGCTGATGCCCTCGCAGGTAAGCGTCTCGCGGATGGTTTCGGTGGTCGGCTGCTTTGCTTTGGCCATGGCTCTTGTTCTCCGCGTCAACGAAAAAAGGCCCGGCGGGCGACCTGGCCATTTCTGACCAAGCTGCCCACCGGGCCCGGTTGTTCCGATACCCGAATGCGCTACTTGTCGGTGCCGTCGATCCGGCGTCTCACGGTCGTTATTCGGCCGTTTTCAAACCCCACTTCGATCGACACCAGCCCATAGAGGTTCACGTTCTCCGCTTCCTCCAGGAGCGTCTGTAGCCGCCGATGCGCCGTGTGGCATAGCTGGCGGTTGACCTCGCTCCTGCCTCGCATTGGCAACTGAATAACGTCAGGATTCCCAGATTGTGGATTCCGTGTCAATGCCGGTTTTTGCTGGGTGCCGTTTTGCGGCGGTCGTTGCTTGTTGCTCATCGCTTCCGTCCCTGGGTGGTAGTGGTCATGCCGGAACTGGCCGCCGGCGTCGTGTTGGTGCCTTGCTCCGCGTCTCGATGCCCTTCATTCCTGCCGCCTTGGCCTGCTGATAAAGCTGCTCGCGCCGCGTGATGGCATCCGTGGCGGCCTGCTTCCGTTCCGCGCTTGCGGCGGGTGTCTCGCTGGTAATCTTCGCCGGGGAAATGAGCCGCCCCTCCGCATCGAGGAAGTCGGGCCATTCGGGCCGCTGCCCCGTGCCTGATAAGCGCCGTTCCATCGCGCGGTAGCGACGGACGCCAACGGCGAGCGTGCGTTCCTTCTCGCCGGCCGCCGCAAACCACTGCGTATACGCTGCCGGGTCGGGGATCACGTCGGCCTGTGCATTGGCAAACTCGGCCTTTAGCGCCGGGTCTTTCAGAAACTCCTCGGGTGGCTCCAGCAACGGGCTTGCGTAGCAACGGCAGTTGGCTCGATCAGGCAAGTCCGGCAACACCTCCCCGTCATCCGCAACGAAACCGCCATCGGCTTGTCTGCGGTACACCTTCCCGTGCCTTGCCGCGTGTTCAGGCCGCGTCCATTGGTCGAGCGTGGCGATGACCTGCATACCCGAGATCGTGTCGCCCATCTCCGCGTAGGCGTCCACCTGGGAACGCTCGGCAACGCGGCGGGCCTCCGTCCTGGCAATCCGCTGGGCCTTGTAGCGAATCCCGTCCGTGATAGGCTGGAGCCGCTTGCGAATGTCGGTTACGGCCTCCCCGGCCGAGACACCTTGCACCAATTCGGACAGTAGCCGGTCGCGTGCCTGCGAGTCCCAGTATTGCAGGCGCTCGTCCCACGCGATGCCACCGGAGCCGCCTGCGAGGTACTCCGTTACTTGGTTCGGCGTGAGGGCCTTGAAGGCCAGCTTGCGTATCAATTCCATCGCCTCTTCACGCGATATGGTCCGCTGGGCAATGGGCTCGTATTCGTAGTCGGCCGCAATTGGCGGCGTGTCGGCCAGCTTCTCCGCGAGCACGGCCTCGGGCATCGGCACAACGGCAAGCTCCGGCACGAGGGCGCGGAACCAGCGAAGCGGGACGGTACGCAGAATGGCGTCCACGGTTGCCCCACGGGACCATCGGGCGGTTGCCTCCAGGTCGGCACGCAATGCGGCCCTGGCATCGCTGGCGGCCTGCTGTGCGGCGTCCCGTGCGTCCCGTGCCATCGCGTCCGTTACGCCCCCGTCGCCCACGAGGGCGAGCAGGGAACGCAACAGGCGGTCATAGACGCGGCCGACGTTTACCGCCGCGCGTTCG